GTTTTGCTAATTTTTGGGAAGCACTTGAACCAATCAGCGGTATCGAAAAAGCTGGAAGTAGAACTGTTAGGTCACAAGTCTTTGAGTTATTAATTTCTGCTTGTAACTTCGCACCTAACTTGTCTGAATCCAGTAACGAAGACATCTGCTCTTGGGTGAATGAGTAGATGTCGTGATAGTCGGACAAACCTAACTTCTGTATAGTAGCTGGGCCTAGTCCTTTAATTCGGAGAGTCTTTGCAAAATGCTCAATCTTCTTGGAAGATGTAGCACTGCAGGTAGAACTTTGACAAAATAGTTGGTCGTTAATCCAAACTAATACCGAGCTGCAAGCAGGGCATTGTGTTGGCGGTACTATCTGTCTCAATCTCTATTCTCCTAAAATGTATATATATTATATAAGAATTATAACCATATGTCAAGAACTATTTTTGGGAAAGTCCCGNAGAATAAGCGATGAAATTTCAAAGCATTCTGTGTGTCCCCCNAACTTAACCTTTGGTTTATAACTGTCGTTTTTATACAGTTCGTGTAGCTTCTGTTCCCACTTCCACACATTGTATAAAGTATCGTGGTATGTTCTTTGTATTCTTAAATCATAGCCTTTAAAACCACGACTTCGTTTTACTACATGACGCCAATCTTTACCACTAGCCATACCCACCTTGATACATTCTCTTTCAAATGTGGTTTGGTTTACTAATATAACGCCATATAAAACACCCTCTCTTTCTTTTTCAGAGGGGTGATTGTCAAAATAAGTTTGATTGTATACTCCCTTACTCAACTGTTTTCCAACTAATAATTGTATCTATTTCTATGTCGTGCCATTTTCCAAACTCGACATCATAACACATAACTTTATTGTCTAGTACTGTATGAGGCAACTGAAAATTATTTGTAAACTTTTTTGCTATAGTAACTTCTCTTTGTTTTTCTACATTTGTTATTAAACAAGTATAAGTTAGTAATACTATACTTTTTCCATAGTCTCAACTAATTTTTGTGTGTTAACCATTTGATATACTCCCATCTTCCTCTACCATTCCTAGACAAAAGTTTTCAGCTATGTCTTCACACCAGCTTTCGCTTTTAGTAGGGTGCCACATAAGAAATCCTGAGTTACTTGTAGGAGTCTCTATTAAATGTACTCCCCAGTATCCACCTGTTTTATGTTTTACTACTGTTCCTGTTTTATTACCTTCCATGTATGTGGAAAATATAATACACTCATCACTAATCATTTGTATCTCCTTTTACGAATTTCTCGTAGTCCATATAGCCGCCAATTTTCTCGCCGTCTACAATAATCTGTGGAAAAGTTCTTGCACCTGGGAATGTCTCAAACATTTCCAAGCCGTCAAAGTCTGTTCCTAATTTTTTATAAGTCATCTCATGACCTTCCTTTACTGCTAAGTTTTTTGCCATGTCGCAGTACGGGCAGTTGTCTTTACCATAGATTTCTACAATCATTATACTCTCGCTACTATTTGTGGAATAATCTCACCCGCTCGTATGACTTCTACATCACAACCTATCTCTAGATTAAGCTCTTCGATAATTCCCATGTTATGTAATGTTGCTCTACTAACAGTTGCTTCGCCTATGATACAAGGCTCTAGAATTGCAACTGGTGATACAGCTCCTGATTTACCTACTTGCCATACTACATCAAGTAGTTTTGTTACTACGCCTTCTTTTCTTTCTTTAATGGCGAATGAACCTCTAGGGTGATGTGATGTATGCCCTAGTTCGTGCCACTCTTCATTGTTGGCTACTCTCCATACTTGTCCGTCTTGTGGAAACTCGTCCCAAGCTTTGGATAAACAAGTATTGAATCCTAACTCTTGTAAGTCTTTCATCTCATCTGCATAGTCTAATTGAACCCATGGCTCAGCGTTGTATGCTACAAAAGTTAGATTTCTTTTCTTAAATTCTTCTAAGTCTTTTAAATTAAGAGAACCCGATGCATAGTTTCTAGCATTTTCTATGCTAAGTGGTGCGACTACTTCTCCAGTAATCTGAACTAAGTCATACTCATCTATACTATCAGGTACTAATATTCTCATCTTGTCTGTTATATCTAGACCTTGCTTACCATCTCCTCTAGTAAGTGCTAGATTTAGTACTCCGTTTATATACTGCAAACTCACAGCAGCACCATCTAACTTAGGTGATACTACTGTGGGTAGGTCGTATATAGAAGCAGGGTCTTTGTCCCCCTCATATATTTTTTGTAATGAATACATGGGAAAAGCGTGAGGATATCTAACACCTGTTACGGTAGTTCCTACAGTAGTATCTGCAACTAATGTATCTTCNAGTCTATCNTAGACATCATCTGACATTATTGGTGTACCTTTATGGTACTCTACTTTAGCTTTTTCTAATAATTCTCTTACTGCTTTCATTACTTTCCTATATGTTTTACTTCTTCTTTCGGGATAACTTGATACGCGCCCTTGTTGTATGCTATAGATACTGTGTAATTACTACTTGCTTCTTTCTTGTAAGAGGAATCGCGTGCAGGAGTATACTGGCTCATAGGAGCCGAAGGGTATTGTGGGGTAGTCCTACGGAATGTAGGCTCTGGAGCAAAGGTTTTCCACTCTTGTGTTGCTGACTGTACAGCTTTAGTAGCTTTGCTTTTGCGTTTACGACCGTGTTGGTCATATCTGAGGTTGTTCTTAATAATCATAAATATATTATACTAAATTTTTAAGGAATTGTCAAGAACTATTTTTGCTAGAGGTAGATTTCATCTAGCAAATCTTTGAAATTATCTTCCAAAATTGCTTTGGATTCTGCTAGTGAAAGAATTTCTACAAGTCCTTCGAAGAGGTGTCTACTATTATCAAAGTCTAAGACCATGGTAACACCTTGTCGGGTAGGTTTCCACTCCTCATCGAAGTCCATGTAATACTTTCTCAAAGAAATATATTCAACATCACGAAATGTATTTACTACTAGCCTGACTTGGTCGGCTTCAGTTTCGTGTATGATTTTTTCGTAAATTGCTGGGGCATCTAAGTCAATCATTCCTAATTACTCGGTTGAGAGGAACAATACTCGTTACATTTCTAGGGACAAGTATCCTGTAAGAATCAGTATCCCAACAGAATAATAGGACAGTGTGTTGTCCTTCCTTCGCTCTATTTCTTTTACTCTTTATATACTCTGTACTAAAGTCTATAGTACATACATTATATTTTAATTTACGAGAGTTTTGGCTTCTATAAGTAACGACCGCGTCACCTGCTTCTTCCATGCGTTTTTTAAACTCACCTTTTTCCATTGTGCCTCCAATTTAATCCAACAAAAATATTTTGATTCTGTTAAATTGTGGTCAATTATTAAGGGTGAAAAAAATCTAGGGCAACAAGAGAGCCACCCTAGAGTATTATCAATTAACTACTTGTTAAGGTTTTCTACAACAGTTGTGAAATACACAGCTGCTTTACCTGTAAGCTTAGAAATAATTGCAGAGTCGACTTCCTGACCAGCGTCACCAAGGACGTCAGTTAGTTTGCCTTGTGCGTCTGCTACACTAACTCTACCACCACCAGTTGAACCACCACCAGATGATTTAGCTGCTGGAGTCTTTCTTACATAGACACCTGCTTTTGTTAATATCATACGAACCCCGTTTGGTGATTCATTAAGTTCATCTGCGATGTCTTTAACAATCTCCATAGATGTTTCAGGCGTAGGTTCCGCGTCCTGATACATAGTTACTGCTTGCTCTTTACTTTCGTCTGTCCAAGGCATTTTATATCTCCGTTTAGGTTTATTGCGCATGAACTCGGGCATTCCGAAACACCAACCTGTGGTCTCTCGCATTTGCATGTAATACCTGTCGCTCATATTTGCTATTATTATTTATTTTATGAATATATTATATAAAATTCATAACCAGTTGTCAAGAACTATTTTTTGGTACCTATAAGGTAATGGTATCATTTTAAATGTTTTTGTAAGGCATTTAACATATCTTCTGCTTCGGCAAGCTTTGCAAGTTCTGACTTGATTGCTTCCATTACATCTGGATGTTCTCCTATACCTGCTGAATTTCTCATATATACTCTACAGTTTGCTCTATGATAAGCAACCTGTCCTTCTAAATGTTTTACTAAGTCGTCGTACATTGATTATGTCTCCTATGTTTTGTTTTATCTTCCCAATCTTCTATAGCACTTCTTATACTACCTTCTGCTAGTACAGAACAATGTAGCTTGATGGGAGGTAGCTGTAATACTGCAGCTATTTCTTTATCTTTTATTTGTTTTGCTTCTTCTATTGTCTTACCTGTTAACATTTCTACGAACAATGTGGAACTTGCAATCGCACTACCACAGCCATAAGTTTTGAACTTAACATCAATGATTTTATCTTCATCATCTAACTTTAACTGTAGTTTCATTACGTCACCACACGCTGGTGCTCCAATCATTCCCGTTGCAACCATAGGGTCCTTCGGGTCAAATCTTCCTACTGAATGTTTCTTTGGGTTTGCTAATACACTCTCAAATCTATCTACTACTTCTTTACTATACATATTATCCTCTCTGTAAGACGGCGTTACAAAATGACGCACAAAAACTGTCTCTTAATCTATCAGATAATAATGCTGGAGTAACAGGAACAAGAATAATTATGAAGCCAATTAGCATCACAAAAAAAGCCATTACTTTATGTACAACTAAAGGATTTGTAGGGTCTACGCTTTTTATTAGTTTCCAGCTTGGTACATAAAGTTTAGCCATAGCTAACGCCACGCCACTTATGTAAAATGCGAAAAAATATTCCATGTTGTTTCCCTATCCTTACAGATATTCCTGTAAGTGCTTTAGACTACCTAAGTCGTATGTTAATGCATGGCTAAAATACCCTGCTTTGCTTCCATCTAAATGAGGAAAGAATGTGTTGCTCAAATCACAAGGAGTTAATACCCAAAGTTTATAACTAGCACACCCGTACTTGTCTAAGTACAAATCACTATTATCTACTTTTAATACTTCTGCCATCTCGTTCTTTCTAGCATACCATACTCTTTCTCCTACTTCAAAGGAATCAGCTACGCACTGTTCTGGTATCATAGCTGCTTTATGTCCTGCATAGTCTGTTGCAGGTAATTTTTGTGGTATTCCTAACCTTTCTATAATTGCTTTAATGAAGGCTGGAGACCTATAGAGTGCTGCTGCGATAGTAGTAACATTATCTCCATCAATGTAATATCTTACAGTATCTCTAATCTCTTGTTGAGAAGCACCTTTACCTTTATTCATTGCTTTACGCCTTTCTCTAAAGGATACTGTCTCTATATGTTCTTCTATAATCTTCGCTAATCGTGTCGTATTATAACTTATGTTTAATAGACTACATGCTTCTTTCTTTGTTATAGATTTATCAGCATCTAATAAATTTATTACATGCTGAATGTTTGTTTCTGTTAGGTTTTCATGGGACTTACTTTTGATTGCCATTTTCATACCTCTCTGTATATTCGTTAAATTTCTCTCTTTTATCTCCTAGTAGTATAATTACATAGTGAGCTATTTTTAATAAGTCTGCTGTGTTTCTTCCGTCTTTCTTACCGTATCTCTGTGCGTACTTAAGTATATTGCCTATACAGAAGCCTTCTCCATGACCAGCATCAAAAATTACTTCGGTAGCTTGTATCTTACCATTACTATAGTGTTGACTATAAGTATCGTCTATGTACTTAGTCAACATCTCTAATGTTTTATCTTCTTTAAATTTATACATTAGCTTCTAGTAATTCTCTTTTCATAATCAGCATAATCTTCATTCCACCAACTGGGCTTAGGGCGGTGTGACCATTTCGCAAATGTAGCCTTATCTAGATGATAATAGTCTCTATACGATTGTATTGGATTATCATAATCTTTAAGGTCATCTGGCATAGCCAAACCAAATTGGGTAAAGCCCAGTCTGGGAATATTGACTGTCTCAGGTAGTTTATTTACTACTTCGACTATTGACTTGTGTTGTTTGCCATATCTGTAATGGTACTCATCATTGAGTGCATTAGCATAGCAATGTGTCCACTCATGATTGTCTAAAGAACATCTTGCCCAAATAGTGCAAGGGTGGTTATACATCATGGGGAGGTAAGGAGTTACAGGTCGTTCTGATGGGGGTAGATGCTTAATTAAAGCTTTCTCCTTATTCAGTACTTCTCTCTCCTCTGCGTTGAGTGCTCTAGGAACAAAGCCTAGATATTTATCTATCCAGATAGTAGTGCAAAGTATTTGTGCTGCCTCTAAAGGCATCTTGACAATATGCTTGTCAACATGGTACTCCGCACACTTATCTAAATTTTCGTCTAAGTAAAATAAATTCATACAACTATTATACTAAAAATATAACTAAATGTCAAGAACTATTTTTTGTTACTTACCGTTTATCTTGTCTTTCGCTGTTCCAGCATATAGACCGAACCAGGCTGCGCCTGCTCCTACTACCACTGAAATCAACCCTGACTGCTCGAATGTTGGTGCTGGAAGTTCCATGAACCATATTGTACACTTATATAATAATATAATGTATACTGATAAAAACGCTCTAGGGAATATTCTCCATGCGTCTATCATGTTTGATAACCATATCCATTTCTGCCATGGATTATCAGGCTCTT